CAATTATCCTGTTTCGCCTTAAATAAGATTCTTCTATTAATTGCTCTTCAGTCATCAAGCTTTCTAAGATCGGCTGTAAAGCAGATGCACTTTCATCTACGGCAGCTTGCTTATCCTGTTCTGCCTTAAAGTCCTTTAGTCTTTGTATTGCAGCATCAAACGCCTCTTTTTGAGTGGAGTTTAATTGATCTGTAAGAGCGTTTGCCTGGAGCAGTTCTATGTTGCTTTTTCCAAGTGCGTCAGCTTGAGCTACAACACCTTCTACGAAAGACTTCTTAGATTCTGCCAGAGCTTCTTCTTTCGCCGCCGCTTCGTCTGCGACCCTGTTAGATTCTTCTTGATTTTTTACTCGCTTTCTCAGCGCCATCGCAAGATTTATTTGACCTTCCGTCACGCCTTCGCTTGCCAGATTATGACGAATAAGAGCTTCTTCGCCTTTTTCTAAAGCGATTAATTCCTTTTCATACTCCTGAACGACCTGAGCAAATGCCGCGGTTGCATCTTCTTTTGCTTTTGTTGCATCGTCTACTGCTTTGGCTGAATCCTTGTACGCCTTGTTAGTGCCGTTTAAAATATCCTTTAATAGCTGTTCTTTTGTAGCGGCATCCTTAACCGCAAATACGTTTTCTCTCAACGCGCTATTTATTTTTATTAACGCATGATTCTTCTTGTCTGATGCATCCTTAGAAGAAACCAGTTTATGGGTATAGTCCGCTAGAGCTATTGCAGCTTCAGACCCGCCCTCGTTGAGAGCAAAGAACATCTTCTCCAGTTTTTTTGCTTCTTCTTTGCTGATGTTAAGTTCTTGAGACATGTGAGATGAAGTTTCAGCAAGGTGCAGCGCCCCTTGAGCCATGTCACTAAGCTTTAAGCCAGAAGCGGCCTTATTGAAATCTTTCATCGCTAGTTCAGCAGCTTTAAATGAAGCTACCAAGGCCGTTTGTATTCTAGCTTGAGCAAGCTCTTTGCTTTGCTTTGACAGCTTGGCGAACTCATCTGTCAGTTTTGCTGTAGAGGAAAGAAAATCAACTTCCAATATTTTTGCGGTTAATTCAGCGGATTTCTTTAGCTCGTCCATTGCGCTTTTAGAGCTAAACAGTTTTGGGGCTAACGTTGTGCCAAGTGCTGCACCAACTGCTAATAACGCACCAATCAAAGCACCGTTCTGTCCGAACAAAGACGCAATCTGGGAACCCTGCTGACCGAATACTAAGAGCGCGTTCTGGCCCATTTGCAACTGGACTGAAATGTCCTGTATTTGGTGACCTAGCTGTCCAAAACCGCCACGCATTATTCTTAGACCGCCTTTTGAGGCGTTGCCAGCGGCAGTACCTACTCCTCGCAGGTCTGCTGTTGCAGCTTGCGCCGCCTTTACCGATTTAATCTGCTCATCATTAAGACCCTGCATTCTCAGTCTAAGGATCTGAATTTCATCAGCAGTCTTGTCCGCAGCATCTCCTTCAAAGTTTAACTGCTGAATAGCTCTAGCGGTGATTTCTTCCGCTCGCATGTCCTGATCTGCTTTAAGCTTGGTTTGCCTGGAAGCTTCTTCTTGCGCGACAGCGTCTCGCTTGTGCGCGTCAATTGCTTGATGAAGAGTGGAGATGTGGTCTAACTGAGCCTGACTCGCGCCATGGTTAGCAGCGGTCAACAAGTCTAGCTCTTTGGCTGACTTCTTGAGTACCTGTACTTGAGTCTCAAGACCAAGAGCGACCTTGTCTATGGCGTTCTTACGGAAAGCTTCGGAGGTTTTCTTCGCTCGCTCTACATTACGAGCATAGGAATTGAATCCTAATTTAGTCTGATCATCTATTAGGATCTTTGCTAGGACTGTGTCTCTTGTCGCCATCTGATAATTCTCTTTTTACTCTAAAGAAAGTCCACCAATGATCAAACTCAGAAACAGTCATTTCTAGGATTGTTGTTAAGGGCTGACCAAGGCGCTCTGCTAACTCGTACATATAGTATAGCTGAGTTGGGTTGTCTTGGTCAGTTATAAGTTTTTTTCCCTGTCCTCCTCTGACTCATTGTCAGCGGCAAGAACAAACGTAGCGAGTCTGGTCACTATGTCTGGGTCTACTTTTTTCCTTAACGGAACCTTGTCTTCAAGGGTGAATACTTGGTCACCATTTTCGTCATTAAGACCAAAGATCACCGCGTAGATTAGATAATCTGTGTTATCCGCATCCGCACGGCGAAGCATCCTAGCTTTGTCATCAAGCGTAAGATTCTTCGCATACAAGGTGACCTCCCATTCTGGGACTTCAATCTTGCGTAATTCTTTGGTGCCAAAATGAGCTACAGCGTTCTCAATTAGCTTCGGCATATTAAACCGTAGCTGACGTTAGTGCGCCGCTTCCTTGTACAGAAATACTAGCTTCAACCATTCCGTCAAAGCTTGAGCTTCTTGAAACGCCTGTCACTAAAGCCGTACCGGAATAGTAAGTGTCACCAGTAGTATCGCCTTCAGGATATAAAGCCAAAGTAACACTGGCTCCAACCGTTAAAGCACCTTGTCCTGAAGAATCCGTTTCGTCCCAGAAGCAATCTACTGAGCCAGAAAAACTGGTCAACGTGATTACATGAGTTCTCGCGGTATCTGCCATCTTCGTAGTTTCTACGGTATCCGCAGATTCTTCTATGGAAAATGATTTAACTTCAGCTACAGTGTTGCTGCCGACTTTAACAATTCCATCGCGTCCGATGTGACTAGCCATTATTCAGACTCCTTATCTGATTTAATTTCAGCTTCAACATTATCTTCAAGCTTTTCAGCCTTCTTAGACTTTGCCTTCACCTTCTTTTCTTTTGTCCAACCTAAGTTGATCATAGATTCTACTTTAGACGGATGAGCATCAACTTCGCCTGTACCGTCTGGGCTGTATAACTTCATATTATATCACCTATATTCCTGTGGAAGGAGCGTTTTGTGCGGTCCTGTATTCTACAACATAATTCATTGTTGCATACCCTATCGGATTCTCACCGTCACCATCATAATCTATGTCGGTGGACTCCAGGTAACTAAACCTCACTTTACCGTTTAACGATGGGTCAGTACCCATAGCAACTTCTACTTCGGCACAAATGGTGTCTATTGTGTCATCAAAAGTAAGATTAGCTTTTACATACGCCTCAATCGTCAGCGTCATGGTCCGGTCTATCCCAAGACCAGTACCCATTGTAGATATGCTACTTGTTTCAGACTTAGAGTAGATAATCAGCGCGGGCAACGAAGCATCGCTTAACGGATAGACTCGCGACTCAAAGACATTGCTACCAGTTGTCGTAAGACCTGTCAGCGTTGTGCCTACCTGTTCTCTGATCTGCTGTCTTATATGACTCATTGCTGTTCCAGTTGGATCTCAGAGATGCCTGTACCGTCCGGTCTAACGTTTACCACTTTGTATGTAATGCTGCTGATCACCATGGTGTCTTGATGAGCTATGGAAGCAGCGTCAGCAGTCCTAATAACTGCAATAGGCTGATTAACCTCCACCGCGACACTGCCCGTCTCAACAGAATAGTAATCGTTCAGAAGAATCGTCTTTATTGTAACCGCAGAACCACCAGAAGGTGTATACACGCAGTCAACGCCAAAGTCGTTCAGCATGATTAGCCGATCAGCGGCAGTCTCAACCATCCTTCTTCTTCTTATATGTTCGCTTCTTAGGCGCTTCAGCAGAGTCATCAAGAGCAACCGCTCTGTTCTCTACTTTAGGCTCATCGTATGGCGCAATTCGTCCGATACCCATCAGATCCCTAGCTTCTTCATCAGAGATTTCTATTACCGACTTAGCCTTTCTAGGCGCACCGCCAATAACACAGTTTCTCAAAACTTGATATTTCATCTTGCCTCCAAGAGTCGGTGGGGACGAATCCCCACCTATCTTAATTACCACTAATGTCTACTAGGCATCTTGACCCAAGCAGAAACTAACGGGGTGTCGTACTGCAACGTCCATGCTCTGGATAGCGCGGATCAGGATAGTACCTGACTTGGAGTTGGTATATGGATCAACCAATATATCCAAACCGCCCCACATTCCGACGAGTAGGTCGCTAAAGTTGCCGAAGTACAAATCACCTGCGGTACACTGGTTAGAGACAATAGCCTTATAACCATTCATAGTGCCGCCTGGCTCAATGACAAACTGTGCAGTGTTAGCAGCCTTCTCTACAGTCTTCAAAGCGCCGTACATTGACGCAGGGAGGATGTAAGCAAGGTTGCCTTGCAGAGCGTTGTCTGCCGCTACTTCAGTTTCCATCTGTACAACTTGTGCAAACGTAGGAATCAAGTCTACGGCTGCGCCGAAGCTAACGGTGTTAATGCCACTAGTAGTCTTGATACCAGTAGGCTGACCGCTTGAACCAGTTCCCGCCAATGCAGCCAAGTCCATTGCAGTTGCAATAGATTGTGCCAAGTCATCACGGATGAGTGCTTCAATGTCCAACGTAGACTGCTGGATCATACGACGAGTCACTTCCGTAAATGCACCCAAGTCTTTAGGACTTAGAGAGATTTGCGAGAAAGTAGGCTCTGATTCAGCTACGTTAGCGCCTTCAGTTGCAAGCCAAGCCGCAGAAGAAGCAGTTGCTTTCTTAGGGATCTTGACATCACTTTGAAGACCATTGAGGATTCGCGCACCTGCCTGCATTACTGAAGACTGATTCCGCAATACGTCGATGAAATCACCGCCACGGAAATCTTCCGTAAGCATGTTGGAATCATCTGAAGTATTGATGTCTCTTGTCCAGTTACGCAGAACATCAGAAGGAAGCATTACACCTTGTGCAGTGCGGCCATACTGATCAGCAGCGGCTCTTGAGCATTCAAACTCAAACGCAGCTTCTTCTTGAGCGCGACGATCATGTGGGTTAGCAAGTGCATTGATTGCACGGACCAGACTAAAACGTTTAACTTCGTTGCTTGTCATGCCGATGCTCTGAGACTCTAGCCCCTCAGTGCTCTTGATTTCGTCCAGAAGGATTCCACGGAATTCTTCAATTGAACGGCCTTCTGAGATAGCTTTTTGAGCCATGTCAGACTTGTTGTGTCGAGCGCCTAGCTCAACGATCTGTGCAGCATTCCGTTGTTCAGCTTTACGAGCTTCCGCTTGTACTGCCGCAACGTCAACTGACTCTATGACTTGTTCTGTCATGGGATTACTCCTGTTTTCAGTTACTGTTATGGGTTGGGAAGGCTCGCTAGATCGCCCCACACCGACTGTCACATCAGCAGGAAGCGAGACCAAGCTGGCCTCAACGGGTCTCCAAGACTTCGCTACATAAGTATCTTTGTCTCGTTTCTCCATCTTGTTGATAGCGTAACCAACAGAAATGTTAGCCTTAATACCATCAACAACATCTGAGAACGCTTCGGCTGCAAGCCCGTTTCGTCCAAAACGAACTTTTGCGCGGAGTCTCCGCGATTCACCGTCAAGCTCTACAGATTCTACTACGCCGATTTGCTGCTTTGGATCGTGATCCATAAGCAATGGCGCTCGTCCAGATGCGATAAAACTCAAGTCAATCGCTTCTGCACTGTGTTCTAATACTTCGTTACCGAAAGATCTCTCTACAGGCTCCTCAGATGACAAGGCAATCATTGCCGTTCTGCCTTCTTCGTCTATCGGACCTTTGTCCATACCCATAGCGCGATACTCAACCTTAACCTCGGAATCACGGTCAGCCTCTATAGCTTCCATGTCTTCTGTCATGGCTTTATGGTCTCGTTCATCATCATAATCAGCAGAGACCTCTTCGGCAGATTCCTCTGCTCGCTCTTCCTTTGCTAATTCAACAATGAAACTTTCTTCGGTTTCTTCTACGTTGATTACATGACGTTCCATTTGAGTTTCCTCTTGCCTTTCGTCTAATCTGTTAACAATACCTTTCGCCCAAGATGCTCCTGCGTTTCCACCCCACAAGTCCCACGCCACTCTCCAGGCAGTAGGGCCACCGTCAGGCATCTTCTTAGCGTAGTGCTTGGCTTTATTGTTGCCATGCCTACTGAAGAAAGAATGCATCCGCTTAACAGTGCTTTCAGACAGCTCGGCACCGTTCTTTATGTCTCTCGCCCTAGCAACGCCTACCGCAGTACCGCCTCTGCCGTACTTCTTGCGCCACTCTAACGCCCTGTTAGCAGCAGCCTTCATGCCCTGATTAGGCTTATAGCTACTCATCATCTTCCTCTACTTGGGCGCTTCTCTGGCTACCATAAGGTTCTATGGCATATTCTACACCAAATTGCTCTGCCAACTTCTTATCTCGCGAGATTTGGCTCAACAACTCCTCTGTGTCCATGCCGTACTGTCCGGCAACGTGACCTAAACTTAGAATACCGTTCTTTAGTCCGGTGACAGCAGCGTTCATCTCCTTCAG